ATAGTTCCTATTCTTCAACTCTCCTAAAGTCATTGTAGATACAGTACTATGTATAGGCTTCCACTTTGACCACGGATTCACATTACTACTAGTACATAATCCACCTACATTTCTATTTGATATGCCTAATGTGTTTCCGACTAAACTTGTTGTTATACCCGAACTTGCTAAAGCCATATTATTTAGTTTTTATATTCTTTAATTCGTCTATCTCTTTTTTAAGGTCTATAATCTGTGCTTGTAATACTGCTACATATTGTG